CTTTCTGCTGCTTTTACTTGCGTCACTTGTCCAGCCAGATCCTCAACCACGCCAATCAGCTCCCGTTTTTGACGCGCCTTCATTTGTTTCCAGGTCTCCATCATTCTTTTCCTAACTGTGCGCCCAGAATCTTGAGGCAATTCTTGTATCGTTTGTCGATCTCTTCTTTGAACCCGTCAGATAGCTTGTCGATTTCTTGTTGGTTTTGCTCGATCAGCTCACGCAGCAACGTCATGCGCTCCCGTGGCGGGATAGCGGTCCCTTCTTTGGTGGCTTCCAGTTTGGTATAGGCTGCAATGAGCTTGATGAGATTGGCGGTAAACTCTTGCGCGTCACCTGAACCCTTCCTATGGCCTATGTGGTTTTTCAGTGTGAGCAGATCCCCGGCTGGTGGTGCTGGTGGCGGCTGCGTAGATTGAGCCTGTTGACTTTGCGCTGCTGCCTTGCGTGGCACAGCATCGATCTCATTGAGGCTGGCATATGTCCCACCATGCAGGCCAATGGATGCCAGAGCGCGGCCTATGGCGCTGGTCTCTGCGTTCTCCAGGGCGCTTGTCTTGTTGACGTTACCCTGGCCCCTGATTTCTTCAGCCATGCCGGAGCCAACAACCATCCCGGCGCTGTTTGTGATCGATGCCTTGACCACAACTCGCTTGCCATCGTCTGTAAGGATCTCGGTGTTGATCCCGTGATCTGTGCCAAATGCTTTGCGGAATGCTTCAACGCGCACAAAAACCTCTGTGTATTTCTTGCCGCCGCGCTGCGTCACGCCGTGTGTGCGATTAAGATCGTTCACCTCGGCCATTGCTTTTTGTAGTTCACTCATTATTTGATCCTCACTGTGACAGACGCGCTGCCCATTTGATATTCACAACCTGGCACAAGCTCCCCTGCATCCATTTGCTTTCTAATTGCTGCCATGTCTGGCTTGACGGTCACTGTTGTCAACTGGCTCGGGATGTCGTGCGGATCTACTACCACAACTTTTTTGCGTGGCTTGGTCCGGCTAACTGTTCCTAAAGCGTGTTGGATCTTAGTCTGACCCATTGCATCGAGCAAGTGGCCGATCGTGATCGAGAGCGCTTCCTGCTTGGCTGAGAGGCGCTTTGCTCTGGCGGTGTAGGTCGCCGCAAGATCTTTAACGGTTGCCTCATTGGCAGAACATTCGGTGCGCTCTTGGATAAGCTTGCCCAGGATGTCCATTGCATCTGTTTCTCCGTCCAGCGTGTCAAGAAAGGTGTCCTGATCGTCTCCGGTCAATAGCCTGATGTGATCGGCCATGTCGCGGATCTCTTCAAATTTAATATACATATCGCTCTCCTGATTTTGTGACAGCCCAAATGATCTCGCCGTTGCCGTACTGGTTTTTGTGACGCCGCCCGGTGTCTTCGATTAGTTCCATCTCTTGCAGTTCCGTTAGGCGTGGGCGTATGCTAGTGATAGGTAGCCGCAGAGAAGCGCTTATCTGCTCCCCTGACCCTCCTCCCAGGGTCGATAGCGCGCGCAGGGTCTCCAATCTCCTGCCTGTAACCTTTGTGGCCACCTGGTGCGCCGCCGCCACCTCAGTGTCCCCTGCATGGCGGTGGTGCATCTTTTTAATATCAACCTCATAGATCTTCATCGTTTTCCTCCTCGAATATTGCGCCTTCTCCCTGGCACCGTTCACAATCAACCGGATCTTCGTAAGGCTCCCCGATATCCCGATCAAAGCTCTGGACGCGGTAAGTAACCTCAACCACCTTGCCATCGCCATCGCACTCCGGGCATACCACTGACGCCCTCTCGCGCTGGTCCTGGAATATGTCTTTGACCTTGCCCATTACAAAACCCCCGCAAAGAAAAACAGAAGGTAGAAGGTGAGAAACAGGCTCAACACTCCGATGGTATCTTTGATCCACTCTTTCCAATCGTCCATGATTACACTCCTATCCGTAATGTTTCTCGAAAACCAAAAGCACAGTATTAATTGCCTTTGATGAATAACCTTTGATGTAAAGGATCTGATCTACGAAGAAGCTTTCAAGGGCTTGTTCGCTGCCAAAATCATACCGCCAGTATTTCTCACCGTGTTGGTTCTCATGGCTCTCGAACTTATCTTGCAAAATCTGCTCGATGTTAGACATCCGCTCGATCATGTTGGTGTGATTAACTGCCATTGCACTCTCCTTTTGACTTAGTGATGCAGCCCGAAGGCTGCACTGCAAAATCAAATCAAGTAGGCTGGGCCGGTCCATGTAACTCCTTTGAAGTTACCCTCGATGATGTTGCCACGCGCCCGGTTCCGTGTTGGCGATCCCCAACCGGCAGGGTAAAGGATGTCGCCTTTCTTGAACTTGGGATCATCATCAACATTAACAATGAAGCCCCAGGCACTAGCCATTGGAGTGCCGCCGTTGCCAACCATGATCTTGATGTATTTCTTGCCAGCCTTGTAACCTATGCCGCTGTTGAAGCTGGCGATCATCTTTTCCTTGATGCTATCGTCAGTCCACATCCCCCAGCCTGCGTAATCAGCCTTAATAAAGTCTACCAATTCTTGTATCTGCTTTTCCATGTTCTTTCCTCCTAACAAATTCTCATTACTTGACCGGCTTTCGCCGCATCGATCCAAGCTTGCTGCCTGGCCTTGTCATTGGCTTTGATTCTTGCCAACAAACTATCTTCGTAAGCAAACTCCCGCAAAGCATCCCAGCTATCAGCCAAGTTTTTCTCAGCAATGATATCCTCGATGTCAGTCTGCCGCTCACCGGGCTGGCTGTTGTCGCCATTGTCGAACAAGTCGAACATCGCGGCGTCTTTCTGAATCCTAGCCATGTCTCTCTCCTCTTGGTTTAGTGATGCGCCCCGAAAGACGCACTGCTAAATCAAGCTTCGCAAACACCCAAAACGCCAGGGTTGATCCACTCAGCGAACAAACCATACTTGTCCAAGATCTTGTTGATCTTGTTGCTAACTCCGAAATCATCCAAGCCACCTGGAAACTCGCAGTAATAGTCAGCCCAGCAAACAGGGTAATTGTCTTCGCCGCTGATAACGAACTTATCGGGATCGTCCCAACCCTCGATCACAGGGCAACCAATTTTCTCCAAAGCATTGAAGGCTTTTTGAAAGTTCTTTTCCATCTCTGATTCCTCTCTTGATTAACTTACTCTTAATAGATAAGGTGATATCACAATAAAGGTCAAGGGGTAAATCAAACTTTTTTTGAAGTATTTGATAACCTGCTGAAAGAAAAGGAAAGAAAGTTGAAATATCAAACAAAGATGGAAGAGAAGAAAGCCCTGGTGGTGCGACTTCCCGCCGGTGTCAAAGCCCGTTTGGATAGCGCTTCCCAATCGCAGGGGATATCACAAAGCCGTTTGGCAAGTGAATTGATATCGGAAGGGTTGAATCAATCTGTCAGCCTTGAAGCGATCCTTGATGATGTCGGCGTAGTGATCGAAGGCGATGACAAATCAGATGTGACAGACTGGCTGAAACGGATATGACCAGCACTTACATTTGGCTCCCTGGTCAACCCATCGGCAAGGGTCGGCCCCGGTTTACTCGCACCGGCAGGGTCTACACTCCAGAGAAAACGCGCCGCTATGAGCATCGGCTGGCCGGTACTGCATCGAATTACATGATGTTGCACCAGCTCGAACCAACAAAGAAACCGTGCCAGATGATTATCAAGGCGCAGTTTGAGATCCCTAAGAGCTGGACCAAAGCAAGGAAGGCGGCCGCTGCGGCTGATATCATTTATCCCGGGAAGCCTGATATCGACAACATTGCCAAGATCGTTCTGGACAGCTTCAATGGCGTGGTCTTTGAGGATGATGCCCAGGTATATGACCTCAAGGTATTCAAGCGATACGCAGAGGAGCCGTGTTTAATCACGACTGTGACTTGGTAACAGAAACGCCCCTGCAATTTCTTGCAAGGGCGATAGGACTGAAGTACACTAGAAGAACCAAAAACAAGTGCAGGGTCAGAATAGGACGATCCTGCCCAAATGAAAAGGGTAAAAGCGATGT